CTCGAGCCAAGTCTAAACCTTAAGTCGAGGGTTGGTTAATAGCCTACTCAAACAGCCGTTAGAGGGCTTCTCTTGTTCTGCCTATTTAGCAGACGTGTATCAAATACGAGAAGATACGAAGACCATAGTAACTATTAACACGAGTCACCTAATAGCGTTATACCCATGCTCTGGTCTACTTGGCGTGACTACGTCGAATATAAAAATAAGACGTCCGTTTGAAAAACCCGAAACCGAAAGGGGTTCAATTGAACGGTGTTACCACTAAGCCGTTCTCTAACCTTCAACACTCTGGGGTTCTAAATGATACGATTGAATAACTTATGACTAGTATTAAACGTAATGGATCAACAAACAGGTGGCGCAAGCTGCGATTGCGAGTACTCGAACGAGACCAATACGTGTGCTTCTACTGTGGAATACCTAAAGCTACTCACGTCGATCACATCACACCCTTCAGTCAGAACGGGACAGATGAACTCAGTAATCTCATTAGTGCTTGCCAAAACTGCAACCTATCTAAAGGAACAAAATCAATCAAACAATTCCAACAAGACAGAGCAAAACAAATGAGCAAACTCTTCAAACAAACCGGTTTTTTTACACACGACGAGACACCACCGACCCCTGCCATGTTTCTCTCTCCGAAAGACTTAAAAACACCCTTTGAAGTTCCGGATAAAGGAGAATAGTGCCTAAAGAAGATCAGAGAGCAAGGATATTGCCGGCTTTGGATAAGGCTACTGATGAGGCGACACGTCAGGGTATTATTACAACTCTTGACCTTGCCGGTATTGCTATGGCGTTTACTTTGGCAGGTGTTTTAGATTCAGGTTCATTGAAACCTTTAGAAGAAGTTAAGTATATGTCTCAGCTGCAACAGATACTAGATAAATATGGTTTATCATTATTTGGGCGTAAAGAAAAAGCCGAACTCATAGAGGGGGAAGATCCTCTTGACGATCTTAGGGCACTCTCGTCCGAGAATAGAGACTACTCCAATACTCGCCCGAACTAAGGGCATAGAGGTTGTAGAGTTTGCTAAACAAATCGGTATGCCTTTACTCGATTGGCAAGAGTATTTAATAAATGAAGCTAGTAAAGTTGATGATGATAATAACTTTATTCATAGGAACGTTGTCGCTGTTGCAGCTCGCCAGAACGGGAAAACACATCTCTTACGTATGCGAATACTTGCAGGTTTATATATTTGGGACGAAGAGCTACAAATCGCAACAGCTCAAACTCGCGACCTCTCTCTTGAAGTTTTTCGATCGATAGTAGCCACGATAGATAATCATGACTGGTTACGTAAAAAAGTTAAACAATTACTAGATCTAATGGTAGAGAAGAAATACAGATTAAAGGCTCAGGTGCACGCTACAAAATCGTAGCCCCTACGTCTGGTGGGTCTCGTGGTTTATCTGCTGACACCGTTTACTTAGATGAAGTACGACAACACAAGACTTTTGACGGATACGCAGCTTTAGCGTTCACAATGCAAGCCAAAAAGAACCCACAATTTTGGGGCATCTCTAATGCCGGAGATCATTACTCTGTAGTCCTAAACTCTTTACGTCAAAGAGCTTTAGACAAGATAGAAAAAGACACAGACGACAATATTTGTTACATGGAGTGGTCTGCTAAACCAGATCGTAAACTTAATGACGTAGAGGGCTGGCAAGAAGCAAACCCAGCACTAGGGCAAACAATATCGGTAGATGCAATTAAAGCCAGACTCTCAGACCCACCCGAAATATTTCAAACCGAGGTACTTTCTCAATGGGTTGAAACAATGAACGGAGCTTGGGAAATGGGCTCATGGTCAAGTTGCTTAAAACCTAACCTACACTTAAAGGCTGACAGACCTACGTGGTTTGGTATAGAGATAAGTCCGGAACGTAACTCGTGGGCACTTACCGGAGCGCAAATAATGGAAGATAAAACAATAGCTGTAGGTTTAATGGAATACGTAGATTCAGATCAAGTAATAGATGACCTCTTTATAGCTGGACGTGTAGCAGAGTGGGCAAGACATTATAACGCAGAAGCAATCATAGCCAACAGGTTTACAGGAGACTCAGTAGTAGCTAAATTACGTCAAGCCGGATTAAACGCTGAAATAATACAAGGCTCAAACTATTATCGTGCCTGCGACCAAACACTTTCAGCTATGAGTGGGGGTCGTTTAAGTCACAGTAATCAACCGGAACTAACAAGTAGC